GGATAATTATTTAATGAATCCAAAAAGCTAGATTCACATCCATCTGTTTTTGGTAAAGGATCAACTTGCCAACCAAATGCATTACCTAAAAGTGAATTTGTAGTACTACCATCATGATGATAAACATCAGGTCTTAAGTCATTATATGGGAAATTTGGGTACAGACCAATCTTTGGTCCAAATACACCTTCATTATCAGGAATATCATATTCCCTCATATTTCTAAATATCCCTTTTGCAAGTATTGATTTATTACCTTGTCTAGATCCTCTCAGTATTTCATAACCTATAATATTTGGAATATACGTTCCATCATTAAATTTTGGTCTTTCAATATTGCTAAATTCAACACCTAATATTCTTATAGTAGAACCATTGTTGTTTGAAAGTGCTAAAGCAGCACCTGTCTCTTCTGTTGGAAATTTATGATGTCTAATTTCTTTACCGCATAGATTTCCCCATCTTGTCGGATCTGTTGCAGGATATCTTTCTGTAGATTGCCAATAGGCCATTTCACCTTTAGCAATAATAGTTCCTCCATCTTCTGTTGGATCACTTAATCCAATACTTGTTACAGATGCGGTATTGTAAGTTTGGAAATTAAATTCTTGACCGGTTTGGCTAATTACATTTATTCCTGAAGATAAACCTTCATCAGATAAAGGGTTTCCAAACTGATCTGTTGAATTAAATAGAGGAGCTCTTCCTGGTATATGATATGACAAAGATTTCTCTCCCGTGTTATATACCCATCTTATAAAGAAAGAATAAACCTCATCTCTCATGAACTGGGTTCTATTACCACCCTTGTAGTAATATTCAGCATTATATTCTGCAACAACCCAATTTGCTTTAATGTTATTTGCTATAGGTTGATAGTTAAAGTCAAATTGTTCAGTTGGACCTTGTCTAATTAAATAGTCATTAACAACATACATTGAATCAGACTTTTCATATGCAGGCCTTCTTAAGAATAAATCTTTTAATGTTACATCTGTTGCTTCTGAGTTGCTAATAAAATCAATTGATATTCTAGACTGTTCAGTGCTATATACACCAATTCTTGTTGCAACCTTTTGACCTTGATTGTCAGCCAAGATTACTAATTCATAGTCTTCAAACTCTTTATCTAGATTAGTTACTTCAATATCAAGTGATCCTGCATTAGTGTTATGTTCAAATAATGCTTGTATATTAGATATTCCAATATAATCTGTAACTCTTTGTGTATTTAAAACATATGCAACATATGCTTGGTAACTACCATTTCTAAGCTGTCCTCCATCTACATTTTTGCTTAACTTAACGCAAGGCGTATCTATTAAAGGAGCTAGTCTTATCTTTTCACAATCTAAGGCTGTGGTATCTTCATATAAAACACAATCCGCTCCTGGAGGAGAAACAACCTGTTGTATATAAGGAACATCATCTATATTTAAAGTTCTAGATGGATTATTTCCATCATCCCAGTATACTTGCCAAGTACAGTCATAATTCTCTTTAGCTGCACCTGTAATCAAATACTTTCTGTTGAAGCTTAAACAATCATCATTTACTAATGTAGTATACTTACATTCATTGTCATCAAATATACCAATCTCTGAAGATGTATCATCTGTAGAAAATATAACCCACTGATCACCGTATGTGTGTATAGCACCAATAATAGTATATGGTACAACAGCACAAGATAAGTTTGCAGGTTCATTTCCAATAACACCTACATCTCCATCAACAGAATTATTTGCTGCATTTCTAGCATGCCCCCATTGTTCTTTTGGAGAATAGCTTGGGAACAGATCTTTCTGCATCCCTTTGCTAAAAGCATTTACTTCAGTAGAAGACGTTGATTGTTGCTTTGCCATCTTATGTTAAATTATAAAGAGCGTTTCCATCTGGTGGATAACTCTTAAACATATTATAGTAATTATGATATTGTGCTTTTCTATTCATTAACCAAACTTTCTTAAGTTCTGCAAAGTCCGGAGTATTGATAAATCCTAAAGCATTATTTCTAGCTGCTCTTAATCTTTGCTCAATAAGACCAAGTTGCTGAGATACATTTTCTCCAGCAAAAATCATGTTCTCAAGTATACGTTGTTTAAGAGCATACTCATAGTATTCATTGCAATAAGGATGATCAAGAACTAAAAGATTCCCATTATGATCTTCCATTGCACCTTGATAACTCATATATACTTTACCTGTTGTAAAACTTGTAACTATAAATCCATCTTTTATTTCAGCTATATCATGGGCTTGTAAACCAACATTAGGACAATCACATGTAGCATCATTTACAGTATCTATTCTCAAAGGCATAAAGGTTGTAAAAGTTCTCCACTGTGATGCAGCTACCTTTTGAATTAATTGATATTCATTTTTATTATCACATGACTTTATAACACAAACCTCTCTACACTCAGGATCATCACATGGTCCAGACTCACCTGGAGCTGGAACATATGGTACATCATTAAATGTTTCTATGTGAGTTCCTGACGGTGGTCTATCTGCTATAGTATACTCACCACATCTAAATGCATAGTTTAAATATGCAAAATCTGTAGGTAGTTTAGCTTTACCATGCTCTATATCAACAACAACTTCTTTAGTTCTGTGAATTCTTAAACCTAAATCATAATTGACTCTAGTTGCAACCTTAATTAGTTGTGCTGGATCAATCATATTCTCAAGAGCATAGTTAGCAAAGTCTACTGATACATCTTCATATAACTGATCAAATGTTCTATATTTATGTGATACGCCCATTATCTATTTACGTTTACTTTGTTATCTCCATCTTCAGGAGGTACTTGAACTGTAAGCATCATTGCCTTAACAACTTCTTGTTCTATTTCAGCAAATAATGCTTCTGGTATATTTATTTCTTGGTTATATCTAGGAACACATTTCTCTGTATCTTCACAAAGCCATTGACCAATATTGTCATCAAATACTCCTTCTACTTTGATTGCATCCCAATCTACATTTGGTAAATACAAATAACCATTTAAAAACCACCAATACTTTCTTTTATTATATCTAAAGCTTGTAGTTTTTGTAATTGAAGTATAAGTTCCTGGTTGTGTTGCTTGAGCTTCTATTGATCCATCAATTGAACTTATAGTTCTAATTAACGGTCCCCAGTAACCTTCAATCATATCAGGCATTTTTTCTTTAGTTCTTTTTATTGTACATCCACTTTGAATACCTGTACACTGAGCTTCAACCTTATCTACTTCAATAAGCTCTACATATGGTAGAGTTTTCCATACGGCATTAAACTTCATAAGTTTGTTAGCAAAGTCTTGTCTTCTCATAAATAACTGAGCATACTTTGTAACCAAACTATATACATAACGGTCAGTAACAAAAGCATCTTGAACTTCAGCTTTTACCTGACCTCTTACTCTAGATATAACTTCGCCAATTGTTGTTGCCATAATTACATATCAAATTCATTATAATCTTCAAGCAGTTCTGGATCAAGGTTATCTTGATACAGGTGTGCTATCTGATACTTATTTTGTATAACTGCATACTTAGTCCAATCTTTTGGATATTCTGAGCTAACAGATCTTTTAAATTCTCTGCAAGCTTCAAATTTCCAAAGCTCTCTATTTTTAAACTTATACTTTGCTGAGGCATTTGTATAAAATATTTTAGCAATATGACCATCAGTATCCCAGTTATTATTTTGCAGAACCTTACTATACTCATTTGACTTTGCATAATTTATGTTAGTCTTATTATATTTAGCAGGAGAACAACTTCCTATAAATAAATAACCCAATGAGTCGGGTAATTCTACACCATCTCTATATTCAATAACACCATGCCATAAATTCTTATTATAAAGCTTTATAATCTTTTTAAGCTTGTCATTATCTATACTTCCATATTTAGGATATTTATCCTTAAATTCTTTCAGTAAAGTTCTATTTAAAAGACTTAATCTCTTCTCTCTAAATCTAGGAGCTTTAAGATCAGGTTTTCTAAAAATTTTAGTCATAGTGTTTATATTATAATTTACAAAAAAAACCGCACTTATAAAAGTTAAACATTAAAGTTTAATCAGCTAAATAAGTTAGTTCACATATATTTCCTTTATCTGGCAATTGTAATTCTAGTTTGCCAGATCTTCTATTACCTGTATACTTTTTATGATAATGATAATAATCTGTTTTAGATAAACTTGGTAATGTCTTATGTATAAAGCCTGCAGTTTCACTTGTAGTTATATATTCTACAGTTTTATTTTGATGAAAGTGTCCTGTAAATAAAGTTCTATTTTTAGCAGTACCCCATTCTATTGGAAACTCCGTAGCATATATTATTGGTGTATTTTTGCTAGTTGCATCACCATGCTCAAAAGCATTAAAGTTATTATTCCATACATGAACTTTTCTTTCCTCATACTTTGTATCCCATGTAATATTTTCATCACCTATTGATTTTTCTAATGCATGAACTAAATGGAAAGATGAAAGTCTATCATGATTTCCAGGAACATATACTACAACAATTTCTTCACAATACTTTTTTAATAAGTTAATTGCCCAATGCATTGCATCAAAAGCTTGCACATAAGCTTCTGTTGCACTCATGCAATTATCTAAAGGTGTTCCACTTGTAGTAGTCCCACCAAAAGTATCCATGTTTATTAAATCACCTCCAACTACAAAGTATAGAACTTTAATGTTGTATGTTACAATAGATTTTTTAATAAGATAGCAAATTGCATCTTCAAAGTCTTTATCTACAGTTTCATTTCCTTCTTTACCAAAATGTATATCTTGAAGTGACATTATACCGCAAACATCTTCTCTTTGTGGTGCAATCTCAAAACCGCTTGGTCTATATAAATCAGGTAGTTTATATTTCTTTGGTTTCCAATTTTTAATTAATTCTTGAATATTAATTAAATCATCTCCTTGTATTTGTGTAACTAAAGCTGATATTCTCCAATGATCAGACATTTGTTTATTCCAATATTGAGATAACTTCCACTTAGTAGTATCAATATTTAAAATCTTTATTATTTCATTTGCATCTTTAGGCTCTACAAAACTTTTAGCTGATAGTTTAGCTTGACCTGAATCTAAATTTACAGTAGATGCCGCTTCTGGATTTGCTTTAATCTGTGCTTTTTTAGATTCCATCTTTAATTGATACTTTATCTTTTTTTTTATTTGGATATATTTCTTAATTGGAATATCTAGATATCTTGCGCAATATTCTTGAGACTTCTTAAACTTAAATGTATCAAAGACTCTTTTCTCTAAATCAGTCATTGGATTTCATTTTAATGTATAAATATACGTAATTATCAAAAAAAAGCCCAGAGTTATCCGGGCTTTGCAACTTTGGTAATAAAAAACCAACAAATTATCACCTCTGTTATAATGTTGTAAATAGTATCTCTACGCTATCACAAGTAGCTGCTCCCGCATCTGTTGATGTTAGTTTAACTTTATGGTCAGTTGCTGAAACTAATCCTGTGATTGCTAACTGTAAAACTGTAGGGCTAACTGTACCCGCAGATACATAACCAGATCCTGAATCAACAAATACTTCTATTTGAGTAGTTAATGTAGATTCACCATTCCATAATATTACTGCAGAGTTAGACGTTATATTTGCAGCATAAACATTATATGGTGCATGATGTACATCATCTGCTGTACAAGCACCTACACCAGAACTTAACATCAAAACTAACTTTTGAATTATTGAATCTAATCTTTCTCCAGTTTCTATTTTAATTACTTGTCCTGTAGTACCAACTTGAAATGATGTACCGCAATAGCTAACACATTCTGTGCATTGTACGTCTACACATCTTTCACTTCCCACACTACAATCTGTATATGTGCATGGATTAGTGATTGCTGGATCTGAACAACCGCAAGGTTTAGCTGGATTACATTTATTACAATTACATGCCATTTTTAATTCTTTTATTTATTAAGGTGTACAAGATGCACATACATCATATCTGCTATCTAAGTCTGTTGCTAATTCTACAGCTACAGCAGAACAGTTATCAAGTACTGTAACACATCTGTTTGTCAATGTTACCCAGTCTGCTCTACCTCCACCTGGTGTAAAAGTAGCTCCGGGATTAAACAATTTAATTACACTTCCATTTGCTATTGTACCACAAGAATGATCTGTTATGCTTACATAATATACATCACTTGTTGAACAGTCCTCTACTTCATATACTGATAATGCTGGTATAGTTGTAGCAGGATAAGCATCTGCACATCCTTTTAGGGATCTTGTCAATCTTGTTCTAAAATCTCCATCACCATTTTTAATCTCGTTATTAAATACACTTGTACTATATTCTTGATCTAAGAAGGCTAATGTTCCAAAGTTAGTTTTACCAAATAGTTGAGTTACTGTATTTGATGGAGTAGTAGCTCCTTTATAAGGCATGGAAGCCGCAACACCCTGAAGTATATAATTAGTTACATCTGGTGCAGTTTTAATACCATATTTACTTGGCGGTATTAACTCAGCTGTATAAGCAGAAATCATTTGCAATATGTTAGCCGCATCTGCAGATCCAGAACCATTAACAGTCATTGGATACAATATTGCAGATAATCCATCAGGGAACTGAGTTTGAGTAAGACCTAAAGCCTGAGCCCATAAACTTGTTTGTGTTCCATCTAACATATCAATTAATGCATCATAGTCTTCTTTGTAGCTTGCTGTTGGTTGAGCTGTAACACCACTACCATATCCTGCAGCTAATGTAGAATCATGATAACTTCCACTTGAATCATTAGAGAATACCATTACAGTTGCTGCGTTTTTATATACACCAACTCCAGATCCTCCTGGCCAAGATGTTGGTAATAATTCTAAAGCTTGCCATGCTAAATCAGCAGACTGAGTCCAACTTGCACCATCATCTACAACAGCTTTAAAGTATCCAAGCCATCTTTTAGAATCTGTAGGTATAAAATAAATATTACCAGAGAATCCAAACTCAAGAGCCCAGTAAGCTCTAAGTTGTGTAAATCCATTGCTAAGCAAAGCTCCTTCAGCTGAAGTAATTCCATTTGTATTAACAAAGACATATAAGTCTTGATCTGTATGTTCTAGTTTTACATCACAAGCCACAGTTTGAATTTGCACTGTAAATGTATCTAAAGAACAGTTTCCAGTTCCTGGAACTGTAGGTTGCAACTGAACTTGGAATGTATCAGCATAATCCGTACTTCTAGAAGGATTTACTGTAGTATATGTAAACTGATTTGCAATAGCTCCTTGAACTACTGTACCTAATACAGGATTGGTTATAACAGACATATCTGGTTCACCTGCTCCTAATACATATGGTAATGTAATATCTACACTATCTCCATCAAGTCCACATAGTATTTGAATTGGATCAGATAATATAAATGTTGGACAAGCACAACATTCTACAACAGATCTTACACTATTTGTAGCATTATCCCATCCTGCATAAATATATCTTGTTAATGAGCCATCTACTCTTTTTCCAATGTAGAACCAATAACTTTCAGCAGAACCTCCAAATACTGTATATGTAGAAGTACCACACTCTAGATATTGTCTAGAAACTTCAATACCTGCAGGACATGCAGCACTTAAAGATGTAGTAGCACATTCCTGAGCACTTTGTATTGTTGTCCAAGCTTCTGTTTCAAAGTCATATCTTATGATTGTTGGAATACTTTCTAATGGCCCTGTACATGTTGTTTGAACCTTTATATAAACAGATCCGCTAGTTTGTCCGGTAGATATAGTTCTTAAACCATCAGCTCCAGTAGTTAATCCATTATATGTTATATCATCAACACTCCATGATATTTCAGCACTAACTGGTGAAGGCTCTGTACCATAACTTACAGTAACCGCAACATCTCCTGGCGTACCAAGATAATCCATAGTTGGACTTGTAAGTATTGGAGAGTCACACGGAACTGTTGCACCAACATTTTCTTCTTTAATTAAACCATCTGCAAAATCATACCAATATCTATTAACTGTAATACCACTATCATATAAACCTAAAAATACATCCGCTGTTTCTACAGCTGCAGTTGATGGAGCTATAACTTCTACATCATTGCATATTACACCTGGAATTGTAATTACTTCTACTGGACATGTATTTCTAGAACTTGGTCCAGCTATAACTGTAATTTGAACATTATATGTATCTCCAGGAGTAGCTCCTGTAAATGTATAGTTAATTGATGCAGGAGGATTTGTAATAGTAGTAGTTCCTAAAACTGCACCTGATGACTGACTAACAGCTTCTATTTGATATTGAACAGATGATCCTAAATTGTTTACAAATGCTACTTGTATAGAACTTGGTCCTGCAGCTACAGTAACACCTGATGGGCAAGGAACAGTCAATGGTATAATTACTTGTTGTCTATCTGCACATTGCGAATTACCATCTGTAACACAAAATGGAATACTTAAAATTAATGAGGATAATCTATTTAAACTTGAAATATCAATATTTACACCAGTAGATGAAGTAAGCAATCCACTTACATTAATATTTTGAGAAGTTGTAGTTCCATCAGAATCTGTAACAGTAACTGTCGTTACACCATTACAATCTGTAAATCCTGTTGGAATTCTAGCTGCTTGAAAGTTCAAGTTAATTGCATCAGGAACTCCTGTACCTGATGAATCTATTGTGTTATATGTAAATGCAAAATCTGCACCATCACATTGTTTTGGTAATGCTTCTTGTATATCAGAAACAGCCGTATATAAATCACCTAATAATTTCCATTGATTTATATTTGATTCAGCTAGATTCTTTGGTGAATCCACCCAACCTGTAATATCACCCAATGTTCCTGCTACAGATAATCTCTTGTTACCTGCACTAATAGTTTGAGATGATATAGCTTCATTTATAACACCTGTACCACCAACAACATTTATTTGTTTACATAATTCTGATTCAATTGCAAGAACCAATGTTGAAATAGACACCTCTTGTCCTTCAAACAAACATCCTGATATAACGCTAAAGTCTGCTTCTGAATTTGGTGAACATGGTAAAACGCATGCCTCTAATGTAGCTACTCTAGCACTTAAGTTTTTAAAGTTTTGGCTAATTGTTGTTAGTGAGCTTATTACACTACATAATTGATTCCCTATATATACCGCCCAGTCATTTGGAGTTAACTCTGTAACTAAGTTCCCTAAGCTATCTCTATATTGCAAACATTCAGGTAATGCAAAATTATCCAAAGCCTTCACAGGACTTTCTGCACATACTGCATCTATAATAGCTTGCAATGTTGCAACAAGACCTTCTGGTGGAGTTTCCACAATACATGATATATCTAAACCTGTAAGATCTGGATTACATTCACAAGTTGCACCTATAATGTTGCATAGTTCTTCTGCTAATTTTGCAACAACATCACTGACTGTATCACCATTACATAAGTTAATGCATGATATATCCGGACCCTGCCATATGACGCAGTTTGATGAAACTGGCGTACAAGGAGAAGTATTATTTGTATTTGACGGTAACATAGTATATATATAATATAATAATTTTTAAAATTTTATCCTACTTCATCACAATTAATTGCTTGACTAACTAGACCTTCTGTTCTAGTAAGGGTTTCATTTTTTAACTCCTCCCAGTTACATGCTTCACGTTTAATTGTAATAGATTGAAGATCATAATAGCAACATGGAGTAAGACCAAATCTTACAGATATAAAATCCTTATATGCTGCATTTGCAAACTCAGTTTCTATTTTTATTTTTTCTTCAGCCATTATTTTAATAAATTAGACTTAGCTGTATTTAATGTATTTGTCAATTTATTTGAAGATACACTAAGAGTACTATTGTATTTGCTAAGACATGATTTATGTACGGTATTTCCATCCTTTGCTTTAGTCTTTTGACATCCGCAGGAAAAACCTTTATTACAACTTGCACAATTCATATATATTGGTTTTAACAGTTAGCTGTTGTGGTACAAAGTATTTTTCTCAAACGCTTCAATGCATAGTTATACATTTCCATCCCTTTCTTTGGGTTAATGCAATATTCAACTTGAGCTTTAGCTGAGTCAATTAAAATACGTAAGTAATTAACTTCTTTAATTAGATCTTGCTTATCTGATGATGGTTCACAATCAGCTAAGTTTAATCCGCATAATACTTCGTAGTATAGATTTAAAATTGCTGTTGTACGTAAATGGTTATATTCAACAAAAGCCTTATCATTTGGTGATAGGCTATATCTAATAACATAAACTCCATCTGGTAATGCTATGTTTTCTTCTCCGCAGCCTGTAGTCTGTATTTGCAAATCACATCCTGCTAGATTTAAATCAAAACCTGGAGTAACCTCAATCAGTGCAGGTTTATTAAATCCAGGCGTTGTAATAAGAAGTTCTGGGCAATCTTTTGCCAAAATATCAGAGTACTGACTTGTATCTCTTATAGATAGAATTTCACAGTTTGCAACAGTGGGAACTTCCAAACTTAGGATATGCTTTTCAGCCATGGAACTAATTTTATTATACGTACAATAATAATATACAAAAAAACTTACAATAAAAAAAGAAAGGTGAGACATAAAATCTCACCTTTCAATTTAGTTCTGGTTAGATATTACAATCCACCAGCAGGATCAAAGTCAACATTGTAGTTACCTACACTTAAGCATGCCGCTTCAATTTCATTAAACATAGTGTCTAATGCTGAAATAGCAGCTGCGTCATCTGACTTAACATATATTTGATATAGATATTGATCATTGTCAAATACACCACTAGGGTTATTCAAACGTGGAACACTGTGCTGTAAGTAATATACAACATAAAGAGCATTTCTATCAACTGCAGCTAAGATAGGATCAAACCCTTCAATTTCACGGATTCTAGAAGAATCTCTGTTTCCTTGATTGTATGGATTCTGAGCATATCTTTCAGTCATCAATAGATGTCTTAATACAGTTTCACCTGAAGTTTGAGCCATTTGTCCTGGAGTAGCTGTAGCAACACCACAGTCATTACAAGGATTTCCTGTTTCATCCATTGCAGAAAGAATGATTGATACAGGCTCTTTTTCATAATGATCTCTAGTATCAAATGAACAGTTACCAAATTTAGTGTCAACATAAGCACCAACTACACAAACTTTAGCAGTTACTGCATCACCTACTGGATCAGTAGATGGAGTATAAGTACCATCAAGAACTTCAGCAATTGTGTAAACTGTAGGTGCACCACCAACTGTAACAACCATACCAGCAGCACTTACTGTAAGAGTTGCAGTTTCATCATCAGATGCACCACCACCTTGAGTAATAGTAATTACATCACCGTTAGTATAACCAGATCCTGGGTTAGCCACAGTAACAGCAGTAATATCACCAGCAGCAGCAGTAATATCTACAGTTAAACCTGTACCTGTACCACCAGTTGTAGCAACACCAGATGCAGTAGTATATCCAGTACCAGTAACAGCACCAAGTGCAATTGCAGTAACATTATTTCCTTCTGCCATAAATGGAGCAACAATAGGATCAGCCAAGATCATTTGCATAGAAGCAGCAAGTGCCAATGCTGGATCAAGATATTCTTGTCCATCTACACAACAAAGACCTGGAAGTGGTCCTCCGTTAGCAGCAGCGTCACCTGAACTATCACCAATAGCATAAGCATTGTGATTCAAGAAACGTAATGCTGGAGATCCTTTAACATCAGCACGAACAAAAAGATTTTGTCCACAAGGAGCGCATGTAGATCCTACCTCAAGACAAGCAGTTGCTTGAGCAGCATCAACAACAGCAGCTTTACCAAGTCTACTAATGTAGTTAAAGTTAATACCTTTTGATTTGATTGATTCTTGGTATCCTCCGTGTCCTGGATTGTTACCAATGTTGTCTGTAGCGTGGAAGTTACCACCTACTAAGTAAGCTAAAGCTTTTGCTGTTACAATGTCAGCAGCCGCATCTACTTCCCAGTTGTCACTACGAACAAGTCCAAGTTGACCCGGAGTCAATGCACTTGTAGCAGTACCATCCGCAGGAGCAGCTCCTACAGCTAGCCAGCTTTTTGTAAAAGCATGATTAAAATAAGCCATAATTAAAAATTTAAAAAATTAGAAACATAAAATTGTCCTCTTTGGACATATATAATATAATAAAACTTTTTTACTTAGACAATTACTTAAGAAAAATTAATTTATACTTTGTGCTATCAATTAAAGATTTGATTACATCCAACTCATTAATTATCTCTGAATACTCACAAGTATCTTGCACTCTGGTAATTGCACCATGTAACTTTCTTAAATACTCAATAGCATTTTCAGGAGTACTTATAGGAACTACTTCTACTGTAGGATAATCTAAAAGTTCTTCTGTTGCTCCTTGATATTGTTCAGCTACCGCATCAACTAAATCTGGTAAAGCATCATAAAAATCATTAAGTGCCATATGAGCAGAAAAACTTGTAGTTTTTAAATGGGTCATATGAGTTTTAGTAGCACCATGTAATAACTCTGCTATAAGAGCTCCCATTTTTGGAGTTTGTCTTTTTATTGTTTTCATTAGTTAGATCTTTCAGCAGCTGCTTGTTCACGCTGCATTTGATTAAAGTTATCAATATCACCTGCAATAATAGCAGCAGTTTCATCTAATATAAGCTCTACAATATCATCTTTAAATTCAGACTCTACATCTGCGGTAGAAACCACACCTGTATATGGATTTAAAACACCAGCAAATTCAACATACACAGGTCTTCTATAATATGTTAAAACTGGATTGACAATATCAAAGTCCTCATTTCTGTATATTCTGATTTTATTTCCTAATAGAGTACAGAATGTTTCAGCCCAGTCATAATCTGGTCTTTTCAAAGGATCTCTTAGATTTAGATTAACGTTTGCTTCTTCAGATAAATAAACTGACATTGGAAGATTATCAGGACAACACTCACTCTTTGCTTCTGCACTTACTCTTTTAAATTCTAAATAATCATCTATTGGAAAATTATCTGTTTCAAAATAAGTATCTGTTTGTGTGCCTGTTAATGGTAACTCTGTCAATAAAACTTGAAGGTCATCAATTCTCCTTTTAGAAAACTCATCCCCTTCTTTATAAGGATTACCTCCATGTAGCTGCCTTCTGGGCCATTCTACCTGGGCCTTATTAAAGGCTTCAATCATTTGCCATTTCTCTATGTTGTCATAGTCATTGCTGGCTAATTTATTTAACCTTTGTTTAAGCTTTATTTCAAGAGTATAATTATCCATTATGCATTCCAATAAGGTTCAATCTTATCCATCAAAGATTTTAATATTTCATCATTTTCAGGATTTGACAAAAATGTAACCACTTCACTAGGTACTTTACCAAGACGTATACTGTTATCTAAAGGTTCAATGAATCCGTTAGATTTTAACATTATAAATCTATAAAACATAGCATCTTTTACTAAAGCTCTTAGTTTTAAGTTTTTCATTGTATCATCAGCCGCTTCAATAAATCCTTCAGCAGCACGTTTTTTACTAGACTCTGTACCTTGACCATTGATGTAAGCATCCATGTTTTCATAAATAATATCTAGCTGTGTAGACTTACTATATTGTACACTATCAGCATCAACAACTTTTGCAACATACATAAGCTTGCTGGAATTCTTAGAATAAAGTTCTTCTAATTTACCAATAGCTCTGTTTCTAAGTTTTGTATACTCTGTTCTTGTAGATACAGTTTCTTGAGATTGATCTAAATAAAACTTTTTAGGATTTGGAGATTTTTTTGCATCTCTTAAAGATCTAGAAATCATTGAGAAACCTCCTGCATTAATTGCATGTATTTTAATTAAATCATATGGATCTTTAACCGGATCTAAAAATACAGGCTCATTTCCACATCTTAATTCTATCTTAGACCAAAACTTATCATTGTCTGGTTTTAACAATTGTACTTTATTCCAGAAGTCTTTATCTTCAGGATCAATGATGTTTGCTGCAAGTTCTGCTTCTAATTGAGCCACAGTCTTTCTGATTTCTTTAACCTTAAGTTCTTTTTCCCCAGGAGGTAATCTTTTAATCTCTGGAGCAAATTCATTTAAACCAGTTACATATCTTTTGATACCGTTTAGTTCAAGACATGCTAATGATTCTTGATGCCATACTCCTTCATGAAGTGACATGCCATATTGCTCTAATCCCATATTCTCTCTATCAGGATTAAAATAAGGTCTAATAGCTACAGTAGTATCTTTACCTTGTTGATACTTTTCTACAATAGTGTAATCTTCCATTTGTTTTATTGGTTTTAAAAATTAATTATTACTCAAAAGTACATAATTATGTACATTATTAATTAATATTTCTAATGCCGGATAAACCGGCAAAGTTTTTTGAGCAATTACTTACCTACATATTTAAAGTTTGTGTCTTGCTGTACAGGAGCCGCTAATTTTTTAGCAGACGCTGCATCAGATATTGAAAGTAATCTATCAGCAAAAGTTTTAACTTTAGAATATTTATTTATACATGCATCATTTAATGTTTTAAGTGCCTTTAATCTTTTATCTAATTCTTTTTCTTTTTCTTTTGATATACTAGAATCTCTCTTTATGAGGGATACTTTAACTGCTCTAACTATATGATCAAGGTATTTGCTAGCATAATATTTTGTATTAAGCGCTTTTTCTGATTTTTTTAGTTTAGCGGCTTCTTCAATAATTTCAGCAGCAGCTCGTTTATCTGCAGCTAATGCAGCATCTTCTTTTGCTACTGAAGCTTCAGCCTCTCTTTTTGCATATTCAATAGCAGTCATTTCTTCAAGTTCAGCAAGAGATTTTTTATACTGTTCTTCTGTAATTTTACCTGCTATAAGAGCTTCTTTAAGGCTTACTTGCTTGTCCGCAATTTTAACTCCTGCATCCGTAGGAAAAAGTGCAGCTGATTCCGCATAAGCTTTTTGTGTGAAAGTGGGTTCAGCAATAGAAACTTCTTTCACCCTATCGTCTGATATATCTAATTTTTGTGCATATAATTCTGCCATGACTTATTTTTTATTAAATTAATACTGGTGTTACTCCTTCGTAGCATAAAAATTCAAATCTAACAATTGCAACAGCTGAACCTGTCTCAGTACCTCCTGGCTGATTTGCAACCATTGTTAAATTAAATGTTACTTCACTTCCACTTGTAGTTTCAACTAAACCACAAAAATCAGATGCAAGCCCATCGCCTCCATTGCTATTTGTAAATTCAGCTCCATTTGACAATGAGTTTATTACATTACCACCTGAAGCAGCATCTGCACAAATAACAGCACCTGATACTTGTAATGGAAAATAATAACCTTCATTTGCTTGTCCTGGAACTGACGGTATATTTACAACAGCAGGAACTGATACTGTAACAGCTGCATCTAAAAATGCTTTAATAGTGAGCATCCAACCTTCTTGAACAACTCCATCAGAGTATGTAATCTTGGTAGCTGTTTTTTGAAGTCCTAGTGTTGGAATACCATCAATACTTGCATTATTTGTTTCAACTTGGTCACTTACCAACTGTAACGCAGCTTCAGTTTGACTGCCTAATTGATTAACATGTGAAAGTTTTGCTAACTGAATTGTACTATCACCTTTCTTTCCGGCACGTACATCTTTTCTAATGTACTTATCTGGAAATAAGGATTTTATTCTATCTATAAATGCCATTTTTCTAGTTTTAAAATGTTAAAAAAAAAGGGGAGGATTAACCTCCCCCGTTTTAATTATTCTTAGAATGATCCTCCCGTTACTGGGTTTCTCATTACAATCTTCAACACTTTAGTTGGATCCTTAACCCAAATAGCCGGCATACACTGAGTCATGTAAACTCTGTATCCATTGAACTGTCCAGTAGAAGCAAACCCTTGAGTTCGTCCCATGTAGTCCATTGTACCATTTTGGTAGAACCACTTCAATTGATTATCCCAAGATAACTTCAATAAGTGAATGTTATCATTTCCATTATCAGTTACATCAAAAATGATAAAGCTGAATGAGCTAAGAGGACGTCCATCAATCAATGGATTCTCAATATCATTAGTATGTAAGTTGTCAAATGCTGGGTTAAGTACAAACTTAACGTTTGCAAGGAAAGGAATTGTAAAGCTTGTGTAAGCAAATCCAAAGTCTAGATCCATTCCTTTTCCAGTTACTGCACCAATATCAGAAGCATTTTGAACTAATCCAGAACCATATACTTCATCAGCAATAGCTTTGTTGATTAGTTGCATACCTCCAATACCTGTTTGTACAATAAGCTGACGTTGTGGGTCTGGCCCTTTGAACTCAACTTTACCTTGGTAGAAGTTATACAATTCAGATTTAAACATGTCAAGTGTAAAGCTAGACTTGTTGTATACTCTTTTAAATGAGTTATCCAACTGTGACCAAAGACCAACAGATAATCTAATATCATCTGGACCGTCTTGTCTGATTCTACCACCTTTACCCCACATTAGGTAAGTTTCAATATCATTTGCAATTTTAGATAAGTGAGCAGCTTCCATATTTGTAACGAAAGTTCTTGATAAAGAACCGCTTTCAAATGCTTCTCTTGCTCCTGCTTTACCCATACTTGCAACTAACTCTTCAATAGAAGAAACAGATGGATTGTTAGGATCTTGGTTAAAGTTTCTCCAGATCTCAGTTACTGGAACAGTACCGTCAGCATTCATTCCTCCTTTAAGCATCAAATCAGCTCTTGAAGAAATTGAATAGTGTACGTGTGCTTCAGCTCCTCCTACAAAGTTGTAGAACTCACGGAATCCAGATCCAGTCTCAAGGTCTGAGAATCTTTCACCATACTCACCTCTAGCAGAACCTTTTCTGAAGTACTTAGTTCCAGGAACCAAATACAAAGAAGCGTCTAAACTAGCTGCATTGTTGTTATTCACTAACTGAACTGTGTAAATGAATCCGTCACCAGCAGGAATAATATCCTCAGCAGTGATGTACATTTCAAGTCCATTGTACTTATCATAGGTAATGATGTCACCGTGACCAAAAGCTCTCTTAGAAAGTTTAATTCTAAAAGTAGTACCGTCTGCACCAAGATCATTTACTGATTCAATGTTAGAAACAATAAATGGAAGATCTTGTGCAATTGGAGTTTGCCACTTATACTCACCGCGAGCATTATCTACCATGATTGTGTTTTTACCACCAAATGATGCCATTTGATAGAGGGGCATTTCAACCTTTTGAGTCATTGCCCATAGATCAACAGGTCCCATGTCCATAGGTTCGCTAGAACCAAGCATCTGAGACAAGTGATAGGAATCAACATGAGAAGAAGCCTTATAAGCTGTATCTCTCAAGAAAATCCCATTGTTTAAAACTGGAGTTGCCATAATTGATTGTTTTTAGTTGTTATTTATTATTTGATTATTAAATCCATTATTTATTTACATTCTTTTAAAAATGTTTGTTGGTTTTGGTATTTTTCTTTGTACTGGTTTTTGTTCTTTTTCTCTTTCAGCTACACCTAGGGAAGCGGCTCCTTTATTAGCTTGCTCCATCTTAAGTTTTCTAACTGTTTTTTCAGTATTCTTTTGAGCTCCCATTTCCATGATTCTTGACTTATATCCTTTTGGATCTGCCAATAGCCATAAGGCTTCAGAAATCAAAGTATAGTTAGGCTCTTGAAACTGATACTTTTCCAACAAGTGTCCTAGCAAATTAGTGTTCTTACCACTAACAGAAGGATATGCCGGTTGAACTAGACCATTATATAATAGTGATTGCGTCTTTTTATCAAGCTTCATATCACCCAATGATCCATCTTTCAGCGTATGGTATACATTATTCATGTATTGTTTAGATGCATCTGCTTGTTGTTTTTGCTTAAGCTGTTGCTCCTCTAATTTTTGAGCAACAATTTTTTCTTGCATCTTATCTAATTTAGGTTTAAACTTCATAGCCTGCGCTTCAAGTTTACCTAAATCTTTCCATATTTCTATTTCTTCAGCAATCTCTTCTGGAGTACCATACTGTGTACTTGTTAGATATTCTGTAATAATTTTTTCTTGACCTCTTTCTGTAGAAGCATCAATCTCAAAAGTTTCTTCAGCTTGAGCTAAAGTTCTAAAAAGACTTTTAAGATCTGTACCACCATTTGCTACATATTGTGCTGCAACTTTTAATTCATTAGGAAGGGCATCAAAAAATTGCTTTGGTGTTTCACGTCTAACTTGATTTGCTCTTTCTTCTAGATTAGCCTCAAGAAGCTCCTCAATATCTTTTGCTGTGTATTCTTCTAATGGTTTATCATCATCAAAAGCAAATAACTTATCAGATTTAACCATCTTATTTATTACATCAGTAAAGCCATTGATTGGTTTTCTACCTCTAGTTTCAACTTGTTCCTCTTCAAAATCATCATCTTCAGAATCATCATCTAAATCAGATAGTATATCTCCGCCTTCTTTTTTAATACCTTCTACTGTTTTTTCAGTAGCAGCTTTTGGAGCATCCTCATCTTCATCAAGTAAGTCTGCCTCATCAGTTGGTTCTGTAAATGTAAAGTCTGCTTCTGGTTTAACTCTATCTAAGATGTTTGGTTTTTTATCTTCTTCAGGTAAAGTTACACTAGCTGCATCTGCTCCACCAAACAGATCATCAATATTAATATCTACTTTTTCTACAGTAGTTTCTTCCATGTTCTTATTACTCATAATTGTTGGTTTTAAAATTCAAATGAACTATCATATATAATATAAAACAAAGTTTTCAGATAAACTTATATTATTTGAACTTTGTTTAAAGTTTTTACTAGTATTATAGCTAACGTCAATTTTTTTTTTATTTTATTTAAATTGATTTAGTTTTATTCTACTGGATCTGGCTCACTCCACTCTGGAGTACTCATTAAAGTTAAGCATTCAGAATGAGATAATATTGATACTGGCACAATAGTTCCATCAGTAATGAATGTTGGCTCATGATCTTGCTCCCACTTAATAACAAACTGAGTATTATCTAGTGAGTATCTTAATTGACTAGACTCTTTTGGATACACTTGAGAAAAGTCAACTTTATCAACATCTGCTGTCAGAATGATTCCGTATTTCCAGTCTTGTGGGTAATTGTGCATAATTTATATTTTTTAAGGTACATCAGTCACTCTTGCTCCCTCTGGCATTGAAGTTGAAACTCCATTATTACCTTCGCTTCCATTATCTAGTGTTACCCAGCTATTTAAATATCTAATAATACCAGTTGTTGGGAAATAAGACAATACATTTTGTGATGTTGAAAGTTGTAATCCCCAAATATAACATCCACTTGTTCCATCTCCTATGTAATTTAATTGATCTAGAGCATCACGCAAATAAACATAAATTGTATTTCTACTACCTGTAAAACCTGAATTAATATAAGTAGAAAATCTCCACCAACCATTGCCCTCATCAGTTACAACAACATCATTTGGAAAATTATTATTTGAAATAACTCCAGTAGTTAAATCTAAATCACAATTTGAAATGTTAGTTCCATCTATATCTGTTCTAATAAATACCTTTGTTCTTTCTCCAGCTTTTAAATAACAACTTATATTATAATCAACACCTGATGTTATAATTGTTCCATGTGTGATAAAATGGGAACTAGTTGCTGTATCTTCAATCATTTTATCGGCAGTAGTTAGTCCATCTGGAGCAACTTCAACATTTGAATAAGGTGGAGTTCCAGTGTCATTCAAATTTGTTCTAACCCATCCATTTATATTATCACTATTCAATAACCCATTGACCATATTATAAAATGTATCATTATCTCCCATTCTATACCAACTAAGTGGATTGTAAGATGTTAAATCAATTGGTGCTGATGATAACTCTGCAATATTTGAAGATTGGTCAGTATTCCATATTGCTACTTCATCTATCTCTCCTATCCATCTAGCATTGTTAGTTGCATATTGTCCTATGTATGTTGGCAAGCCTATAAGATTTTTAGTAGTTGTTTGTGGTGGTGTAGAACTTGCAATTAATGAACCATCAATATAAAGTTTAGCACTATCTACATTAGTTGTTCCATCCCAAGTTCCAAGAACATGATGCCATTGACCATCATTAATTAAATTTTGCCCTCCAGATAAATTTATATTAATTGCATTTGAATCATTATAAGTTATAAAACCAACTAACTGAGTATTTCCTAAATATAAAACCCAACTTCTCGAACTTGAAATAGAGGTATACTCTCCTACTATTGTCCTAAATGTAGCGCTTGTATCCGTTGTTTTTACCCAAGCACTAACTGCAATTGCTCCAGTAATATCTAAACCTAGTTCATTTAATTTTATAAAATCACCTACTCCATCAAAGGTCATTGAATACTCATTGACAAAAGGAGGTAATGTTGATTGAAATCTATATGGGTTAATAATAAAACTCATAATTTAATATTCTTGACCTATAAATGTTACCTTTAATCCTTTACCTGGAACAACACTACCTACTCCAATTAAATCTATAGTTACTTCAGCATTGTCATCTAAAATATTCACTGAAAGTTGTGGTGGTTTAGGCTGACCAACACTTGTGGTTTCAAATTGCTGTATCTCTAATAGACCACCTGAAAATATTTGAGATCTATTTACCTGTATATCTACAATTATAATACTGCCTTCAGGAGCTGTTGTTACACTTGCTCTAACTTCAGTAAGCTTCATTTTATATGGCATTCTAAATGTAGCTAAACGGTTGCCTGTTGCTAGATCTGTAGTCTCATCTGAACAAGCTACTGTTATAGCTTGAGTTATACCTTTTTTTGCAGATCTTTTAAACTCTGTTGTTGAAAATAATGTATCTAGACTTTCTTTTACGTAACGTTGCAGTCTTTTTTGAAATGGTACAGCCATGATTTTTTATTTTTTATTCTTCTTGTTATCTTCTTTTTTAGCTTGAACATCATATTTATTCTTGTTCTCTCTAGCTATTTCTAAATTAGTATTTGCAACAGACTGTTGAGTTCTTAGACGTTCTCTTTCAATATCCATTTTAGATTTGATTTCACTCTGCTTCATAATATTTTCATCACGCTTCATATTCATCTGCTCTCTGTATCTAGCAGTTTCCTTCATATCATCCATTGCATCTTTAAAGTCAGATATTTGATTTTGATTAACATCAGCTTGTGCCCCATAACCAGCAGCTCTAATTTCAGCAATCATTAAGTCATTTTGTCTGTTCTTGTCATTTTCTTGCTGCTCAAACTGAAGTTTCATTTGCTCTTCTTGTTGTTTAGCTTGCAATGCTTCTTGCTGCATTTTCTCTTGCTGTTGCATTTCCTGCTGTCTTTGCTGTTGAGTTCTTATCTCAGCATCTTTCAATATATCAGAAACCTCAGCAATTGACTCCGCTTTAATTACATTACCTAAATCATAAATGCTAGCACCTGTAGTATTATTTTGAATAGCCATTTGTTTCAGCTGATCAAGAATAGCTCTATGATTTGTTTTAGTTGTAGTAAATATGTTAAAGTCACGCAGCAATAAATCTGTACCATTAATAACAAAGTTTACTTTCTCAGCTTCAGTTGTAATATAGCTAAGTCTAACGCTAGGGTTAGTGCTATGATAGAACTGTGCCAAGTCCGTTCTCATTTGATGAACTCTTGGCATTAACTGATCAGCATGCTGTGTAAAATATAATTCTGTTTGTGCATATGATTGATTTAATGCTTGAACTACACCTGTTGCAGTTTCTTGTCCAATTGGAGCTCCTAAACGTTGAGCATTAACACCAATAGATTCAAATGCTTGTTGTTTAAAATAATTAGCCAATTGTATTCTGGACATCAATCTTCCAGATTGCTCCATATTCAGAGTCTGGTAATGATTGAAGTTTGTAGCATTCTCTGTATTTGTAATTGAGGTATCAAGAGGAAGCATCTGAAAATCTTTCATTGCCACATATGCTTTAGCATAGTTGTGTTTACCCCAATCTTCTCCCATAGAGTGTCTTGGCAATGCATTTTGATCAAACATAATAACCGTACCAAGCTCATCTACTAAGATATCTGCTATTTGGTTATTAACCATGTTATATCCAATCTGATATGCTTTCATTAAATCTACCAAAGAAGTAGATCTAGTATTTCTGTCTGAAAACACTCTTCCTTCAATTGGAAGTTTACATCCATATAAAGACTTGTCTCCTTTAAACTGAAATGGTATTCTACCGGGCTTGGTTCTATTTATACCAAGATATATTGGGTTAATGTTATCACCCATATTAGAACGCCAGAATGCTGGAAGATTTGGTCCAATCTTAACGCCACCGCATACTTCATTAATCCAAATCCAATCTATATGTTCGCCCTCAAGCAAGTTCTCTTTGGTCTTTTGCTTAAAGATTGTTGTATCATATATTGGCTTTTCAGTTACCTTATAATTCTCATCAATAACTTCTTGGATTATTTCACCATCTTTCTTTACTCTAGTCAAGTGGCCAACTTTACGTTGCGTCTTCCAATAAGTTGTTGTAACTCTCATTAGTTCAGCTTCACCCCAAACTCCAACATCTTCACCTTCATTAAGGATCATGCTGACTATATCTCCACCTTTAGCTGGATTATTAGACCAGTTGCTTACATATTGTCTGTATGCTAGTCCAGGCATTTGTGTATTCCACTCATGTGAACGTGAAGCATCATAATAAGAACCGTCATTTTGGTATCCATTAACTTGATATAATGCAGATCTTGCAGGATATATTTCTTGAAGTGAATGAAGCTGTGCTTCTGTCATAAGATAACCAAACTTATCAACTACATCTGATACAGTCATCAAATCAATCTTGCCTGCATAGTTTGCATTAGAAATGTATCTAACATCTGGAGATTTTTGATAGAATGTTAAAACAGGGTTCCATAATTCAATATCATAATCATCCTCTAACATTTTGAAATGCCAAAACTCTCTATCACAAATAAGCATATCACGAAATGCTCTTTCTTCAAGTTCCTGCATTTTAAATCTTTCTTCATCTACAGCAAGTTGATGAGCAGCCCACTCTTCAACCATGGATCTATAATCCTTTGTAAAGAAGTCTTCTATTTCAGGTAAGGTCTTTATGTTTTCTGGAGATAGTTGCTGTTGTACTTCCTCAGACTCCAAATCTGCACCCATCTCTATCATTCTGGCTGTTAGCTTTGCAGATGCATCAGCAAGTAGATTCTCCTCAATCATTGCTCTTTTTTGCTCAAGCATTTCATTGTAGGATGTATCATCAACAGCTCTAAATTGAACTTTAGAATAACGGTTAGAAAACTCACCAGTAAGTACATTAACTACATTAGGAATAATAGGGTAGAACTTTAGCTCTAATGCAGATGAGTCCTCTTTTGTAAGAACGTCCATCAAATCTTTGTAGTCATTATCTTCCTCTACAATATAATCGGTCTTGTCAATAATACCTTTGGCAAGTTTATAGTTTTTTAAAAGCTTTCTTGCATTATGACGCAAGAACTCAATACCTTGTAGTTCTAACCAGTCTATATTCCATGCATACCAGTCATCATCTTTCTTTTTGGCTGGTAAAAATTGTATAGGCTGAGTTAAGCTGGATGAGGTTGGATAACCTTCACCCTTTGCACCATTTTTAAGTTGTAATGCATTAAATACTTTCATTATCTAAAATTTTTAAATCCGCTTCTTTTTGCTTTTCTTGCTAAAGTTGACTTACTACGCCCTATATTTTTAAACGGACTATACTTTAATTTATACAAATTTTGTGACTTTTGCAAGGAAGAATCAGTTTCTTTAACTTTCAAATAACCTCTATTTGACTGCTGAACTTTAGCAAAAGCAATCAAAGCTGCAAATGAAACTAATCTATCCACGTTTACTCCCGGTTGATATGCTAGCATTTCTTTTAATAGCATAGGATCTGGGATACGTTCTATACCTAAAGTAGAACTAATTGTGTTACCTTCATCATCCAGATCTTCATCTATCTCTTCTCTCAAAAATTCTATTGCATAAGATACCAAGTGACTCTTAAATAATGTACCTGTATTCTTCCAACCATACTCTTGGTAAACAGTTTTATTTGAGCCTATATCTTTTAAGAAAAGTATTTGCTGTTTTGGAACTAGATATTTTTGTTTCTTTTTAGATATCATGTACTGAATAAATAAAGAAATGTTGTTCTCTACAACCGTCCATGCATTATACCATTCAATGATTAATTGGAGTTGCTCATGTGTTTTATTTATATCATCATATCTACCACACCAGGCAGCTACAATTTTATCTTGTTCAATTATTTGTTCTACACCATCTAGAGTTTCTCTGCTAATCTCAACTGCATTCTTATAGACATAAATGCTACACAATGAATCTGACGTTGTTGTTTTACCTTCTGATACGGGGTCAATAGATGCATAGTACGCACCCCATTCTGGATTTTTAACAGGTCTTTCCCATACCACAATTGCCCCAGATTTATCCGTCATCTTTTTATCTACTGGGAAAGTAGATATTGGAAGCTTAGATGTTCTTTTTGCTTTTATACCATCATGAGTTCTTTCTAATTCTATATGCTCATAGTGGTATTCTTTATCTTCAATTTTTTTAAGCTGCTTTTGAATAATACCTTGTGGAAATATAGATTCTTTTCTATAAGCAAATCCTTCTGCAATATTGGTAGGTTTCTGAGAAATTCTTAACTGATATTGTTCAGGATTAAGTTTTAGCTTCCACTCTTCTCTCTCTTTAATTATTGCATCTAATGCTTCTTCTACTAATGAATTACCATAATCATCAATATATGGTGGCATTGACCATTGTTCTGGAATAAATAATCCAGATAATCCAACAGTACCATCTTTATCTAAAAGATTTGTTTCAACAGCATATATATCATTATTGGTTGGATTTAATACCATATCCTTAAGAGGGATACATTGATCCAAGTCACCAACTGATCCTGCCGCTATAAACATACCTGTAGTAACCATACCAGAAGACATTGCAGGACGCAAGTACTCATATGTTTCACTCATCTTAGGAGCAATGCCAGCCTCCTCATGAAAGAAGTAAGTTGTTGGTCCCCCTACCCCAGTTGTTGCATTCTTTTCAAATGATGCCCCTTGTATCTTAGACTTTAAACCTTTGCTAGTTTTTTTATTTCCAATTTTAACTTCAATCTGCTGTTGCCATAGTAAAACCTTTTCTGGATTACTTGGTCTATACCATGCAGTATGTTCATTTAAGAAGTCTCTATATTCCTCTAAAAATTTCCAAGAGCCTTTATCATTAATATAATCCTTAAGGCTTGCTCCAATCTTACAAACAGATCCTTCTTCAAACCAATAAGTATTTATAATCTTACCCATATGGAAATAAGAAGATGCTATCTGACGTTTTTTAAATATAGCCGCATGCTTATTGTTAAGTTCTGCCAATAACTCATATAATGCCATATGGTATTGAGCATCTCTTACTTTAGCAAACCCATATGCTTTTTCTTCCTTGTCATAAATTGGAAGGAAGTTTAACCACATGTAGTAATCTCTAGTTAAATACCAAGTCTTATCTTTGTTTTTATAAATTACCCCTTTTCTACATTTATCTTTTTGATCATCCCAGTATTTAATAAAGTCTTTTGATCTAAATGGAGAATTACAATAAAAACCTTGACTATTAAATATTTCAGCTTGTTCATTAAATAAATAAGCTGTTTCATCAAAATCATACAGACCCGGTTCTTTAAATAAAGGCAATAAAAAATCTAACCACTCTTGATCAGTTTCAAAAGTGGTTGTAGTCCATTCACCATTATCATATGTAGGAATTGTTTTACTCATTTATCACTTTAGCAAATATCATGTCTACATTTACTAACATGCAGTCTTCACCGTCATGTTTCATGTCAATGCCTGTTGCATGCTCATGATATTTTACAGTATCCCCAACACTCAGAGTATCAACATCTTCACCTACAGCAATTACTTCTGCTATATATTCTTTTTCAACTTCCGTTCTTAAGATTGTTGTCCCTGGATAATATTGAGATGGTTGGACATTCTTTATTAGAACTTTTTTCCCTAGTGGTATTATTTTCATTTTTATCTTGTTTTATTGGTTTATCACTTTTCCATATAGGCTCATCCCAATAAAGGAATATGAGCTCATCTTTTTTATTGATCATAAGCTAATCCTTGCCCTCCCCTAACTGATGTTGTTTGTTCATCTTTAAGATCTTTATATGCACCTTTAAATGATTGCCTGATTGCGTCAAAATCCTTTGCCACAGCCCGGATTTGGCTTATATTTCCATCTCTACCGTCTGTAATTTGAGTATTAGCCATATATGTTGCCATATTATCTAAAGCTTTTTTAATACCCATATAGGCCCTGTATGTAGGGGTTTCATACATCTTCATACACATATCTAAGGCGTATCTTATCTTTGGGTCTTCTGTTGACTCTTCTAAGCCAACTTCATCTATAATAATATCTTCTTTTTCATGTTCAGGTAAATTAAAAAATGGATTAGATTCTGGATCTGGACATGTCATATAGTATAAGTACTGATACACAGACATATACGTTTCAGGATATTCATCCATTATTGTTTTTAAAAAGTTTAATGTATAACAATGTTCTGTTACCACCACCTTTTCATTTTGTATATCAAATAATTTTGTAATCATGTTGTAAGATCTGTTATAACATTTGCAAGTGTTTCAACAACAGTTACCAAATTTCCATCTGACATTTTTAAATCAGTCCTTGATGGAACAATAGCACCAGTGGTTTCATTTATACTTACGGTTGCCCCCACCACATTATTTCTATTTATATATCCTGCCACAAGTATTGGAACTTCTGTTATTTCCACTTCATCATAACTATATCCAGGAACCGTAATACTTTGTGTTGGTCCAGTAGGATTTTGAGGATTTGGTATAGAACCTAAAGTATTAGGTGGTACTGTTACAGTACTTGAAGATTCAATTTGTCTTTTCTCTACAATTGTATATGAGAGTAAATCTGTTGGATCAATTAAGGGCATTTATTTTGTTTTTAACCAGTTAATAATACTTATTACTTCATTCTTCAAATAAGGTAAATCATACATTATAATTTCATCCAAGACAGGCTCTCCATTTATGTGTTCGTTTATTGGATAGCCGTTTTTGTCTTCACCTATTTGTTTAAACTTTACATGCTGTACTTGAAGCTTGCCAATCTTTAATTTAGGATTATGCTTCTTTATAATATACGCATAAATACTCAATTGTAAATTATAATGGTTTAAATTACAATCATCCAGATGTGATACTGGATTATACATTTTAGACGTAATTCCTTCCCAATTGGTGAACCCTGTTTCTTTTATTTCTTTGTTTGTTTTATAGTCTGTTATGTTTATTGTACCATCTATAATTTCAACTAAATCTGCTTGACCACAAATTTTTGCTGACTTTAAATAGACCATATGTTCAGGATATACACCATCTTCAATCTTTTGTTCTGGTGCAATTTTAGCTCCAGTTTCTTCATCAAATATTGGTTTAATTATTGGAACTTCAATACCATCTCTTTCAATAGTTTTAAAGTCAAGAAGATCAGCCTCTCTTTGATTGTGATAAAAGTTTCCTAACTTGATAGCTCTATTAGATTCATTTTCCCAAGCTTGTAGTATTTCTTTTGGTGTCATACCATACCACTTTGATCTTTTATTTTTAGATGATTTTTTAGCTTGTTCTTCTGCATCAAACTTTGGTTTTAACATCCCAATTAAAGATGTAACACTCATCCATTTAATTTCATCTTTGTCTATACTCTCATATAGATGTCCTTCTTCTTTAAATTGTAATGCCATATTTATAAATTTTGTATTCCTGGAAAATTAATTATATTCTTGTTTTTGATGTACTTTCTAACCTCCTTTCCTAAGTCTTGATCATTTGGATATTTTTTTTCTAGCTCTAATATTTTGTCTTCAAAATCTTTAGTGCTATTTATGTATTTTACATTATGTGTGGAGGTATAGTTAGTCTTGCTCATCATTTAATGTTTTAGTTAATTCATCTTCTTCTTCATCTGTCATTAATGCATGCCATTTATTTAATGGACATGAACTAGATAAAGACCTTATTTTTAAACCTAGGCTGCAGCCGCATTCTCCACAACATGGTTGCGTTCCAGGCACTGTACATTTTTTACCATCTCTGTCTAATGATTCACATCTTACGCAATGTTCCTCCCATCTTTTTTTAGCCACAGCCTCTACATGCTCTTGTTTAAATAACCTATTCTTTATTCCTTCAAGAATCTGTTTTCTGTTTTTAAATATGTCTAGCAAACTCATATATTATCTTTTTTAAATTCTTTTTTTCTTTCTATTGATTCTTCAATTTTTTCCAATATACCCTCAAACTTTTTAATCTTCTTTTTAGTTTGTAAGGTTTTTTCATAACCATTGTATGTATGCTTTTCTAGATTACCTAAATAACTTTTGTTTTTAGTTATTGCTTTTTCTAGCCTTGCTTTTCTTATTGAAAATGTACCCAAAGATTCAACATATATTCTAGTATCTTGTATTTCAGACAAAGATTGTCTTACTTTAGAAAAATAAAAAGATATTAAATCATCCACTACAGATTGGTTTACACCTACTTCTTCCGCTATATCTTCTTTAAATATTTTGTTGCTTTTGGGCCTCACTCTCCAAGCACTTTAAAATCTAGTAATACCATACCTGATGGGATTTCTATTTGTTTAGAAATCGCTACAGTTTTTTTGCTCTTGCCATTCTTTATAATCAAACCTTTTTTAGCAGCCTTATTTACAGCATTACGTGCTGATTGTGGGCTCTTAAATATATTATTTGTTACAGCTATTTTACAAAAATCTGTAAGCTCATGCTCACCCAAGATAGCAAGCAAACCTAGACAATCTAGATCTGCATTGCTAACTTGTATATCTTTAAAAAAGCAGTGAGTTAATATTTGATATTTTAAAGTTTGATCTCGGCTAGTTCTAACTTTCTTTGATACCTTAGTTACTTCTGCCATAATTATAATTTTAAAATTACTTCAACAAGTCTTTCATCTGGATAACAATCCATCTTATCCCTTCTAACATTTGTGTGTGATAGCAGACCTTTTACCTTTCCGTAATATGCATCTTCTTGAAATTCAAATGCACGTTTAGGCCCAAGCTTTTTAATCCATTGCTGTAATCCTAATCTCATATCAATTTCATCTCTTTCTGCAATATATCTTAATAGCTTCTCAACTTCCATTATTTGTCTATCAGAATACTTATGCCAGTATTGATATTTCCTAAATGGAGAGTCTAACTTAACAACTTGATCTTCACTTACAGATGACTTAAAATAAGTGTAATAACTACCCATATCTTCAGTAAGACACCCCGCAGAACAAATCTCTATACCAATAGAGTGCGTATTCATGTGACCTGATCCAGTCTTTCCAAGATGCCACCCATATCCATTCTCAGGAAAAGCTTGTACTACAATCCCGTCATACTCTGATGGACCACCCTTATGAGATTGACCCCCTATAACAAATTCAGTGGCAACTCTCCCCCTGGTATCTTTATTCCAGTGATCAACCACCCTATATGGATTTTCTCTACCTGCAGTATGATGCAAGAAACAATATTCATTCTTACCTTTTCTTGGCAGATATTCATCCTTATCCAGATAATATTTGTGTATTAACTGATCATAGTTTGTTTCAAAATGTTGAGACGTAATATCACTATCTTCATCAATAGCTTCACCTGATGATTTAGTTAATGTTAGCATATGCCAAGTTTGAGTACCTACAATACCATCAACCTTTAGCTTTTTTTCTAACTGAAAGCGCATGACAGCTTTTTCAGTTTGAGGTCCAAACTTGCCATCAGGAATAACGTTAAGGATCTTCTGTAGACGTACTACTTCAGGACCCTTATCTCCTTTTTTTAAAAGCTTATTCATCCTCAACTACTCTTTTTAGTTTTCTTTTGGGTTCTTCTTGCTGAGACATTGAACCTTCAAAATCTTGTCTTGCTTGTTCTGTTGTAGCTGCAGCAGCTTCACCCTCTTTTGCATTTTCCATTTGCATGTATGCATCAGCCATAAAGGCTTGAGCCTGCACTCTCTT